GAAGAAAAAGTCTGACGAGATACAGAACATGATCATCCGGATAGCGAAAGAAAATTGCCTGTCGGCCAAAGTGCAGAATGCCTTGCTGGACAGTATCGCCCGACCAAACTCAGCTTCGTATTCCTTCTGGTGTACGGATTGCCTGTTTTTTCCGGCCTTCAACTCGATCCCCATAAACGGGTGTTCTTTATTTGGATATAGCAAAATGAGGTCCGGGACCCCGGCTCTGACACCCATTTGTTTAAACTTCGCCGCCTCGACTGCATTGCGATAGCCTCCGTTAGGAACGTGTATCAGCAAGTGTCTGAGGTTCGCATATTGCAAATCGAACCATCTGACTATTGACTTTTGTAATTGATCTTCTATATGTCTCATTCGTAATCGTAATTATCGTATTCATCCGGTTCATAGTCCGGTATGTCGTATCCAAAATCCATCGAACTGTTTCCTTTCTCATCCTTCATCCATCGGTGTTACAACCGTGTCACGTCCGGTCTTGTCTACGATGATCTTCTTTCCCGATACGGTGATTTCCGTCTTACATCCTTCAGGTAGGGACTGGAAGAATTTACGGACGGATGGATTGTTGGCGTCGGCTGTTTTATCCGTATTTTTGTCATCTTCGGCATCATACGGGAATATATCCACGAGTGCGGTTTCGGTAACAGAAGCGATTTCGTAATCGGCCAAAGTATCCTTCATTCCTTTTTCCAGCACTTCGATAGCTTCTTTCAAATTGGAGGCTTGTGTCAGCATCTGTGCAGCTGTTTTCTTTTCAGCTCCGCTTTTCTCGTCGAGCGTAATAAAGTAGACTTTGATCTTATAGAAGCGGTCGCCATTTTCATTGAAGAATATCTCGGACAACTTTGCCCGCTTGATGTCTTTTATCACAAACTCACCGCTGATAAAAGGGGTTAATTCTTCAATGATACGTGCCTCTGCTTCTGTAAACGACAAGGCATCGACCAAATAGGGCTCCGTCACTTTCTTTTGCTTTCCGTCCTCCATTATCTTTTCATAGGAGACTTTACATTCAAACCAATTGTGCATCATACTCTATTTCTTTTAATTCGTTCAACCTATTTGTGGGACGGAGCGGAATCGAACCGCTCTGACGCATGGCTTATGTGACCACTCCCTTTCGTCCCAAAACTCCCCTCTGCATATCCTCACGGACGGCAAGGGGAAACTAACCTAAACTAATACCATGCAAAACATACTATTCGACTATTCCCAGACTTTCCAATCCGGAGTGTATTCGTAATCATTCATTTCAAGCTCCTTTCTAATTTACGGGCCATCTTCCTGCATCTGCGGGCTACATCCAGATCGACCGGCTTAGAGCAGTTGGCGTCTATTAGTACTTGCGACCGACTGAGCAGACCTATGATTGTTTTAACGTCTGTTTTACTTATCCTGTCTTCATCCTCAAGTCATGGAACCTCTATCTTGTCGAAGTCAATGCCGTGTTCGTTCATGAAGTTGCCGAGAGCGATAATATTTTCACGGGTTGTTGTGACCTTGAAGGCACGAGTTAGAAGTTCCGGCTGTGCCGGCACAGGCTGTTCTTTAGGCTGATCCATAAAAGAAGGTTGCCCATTCATCCTTTGATTAGCCGTATTAAAAGGATTGGGTTGGCTAACTTTGGGTTGTTCTGCTTCTACTTTCTTACGTGCTTCTTCCTGTTCTTTTCGTTCCTGTTCAGCTTTGATACGTGCTTCTTCTGCTGCTTGGGCACGTTCGCGTTGTTCCTTCAGACGATTAGCATACTGGATGGTATTGCCAATGTTCATCGTGTCCATATAGTATGTGCGAAGTACGTCAAAATCATCACCGCCAAAGCCTTTAAGCGTTTCAAGATCTTCGTCAACCTTAGCGAAAACCGTTTCAATGTCTGCTTGTACCGCTTTCATGCTTGTGGACTTGTTAAGCCATTCCAGCTTGAAGATTTTCCGAAAGTCGATCAGATTCGTATTTCCATCGTCGAAATAGGAACGGATAACGGCAAGTTTCTTGTCTTTATACTGCTGCTCGTTCTGCTTTTGACTACCGTGTCAATCTTGGCAGAGCATTCGCCAATCAATTTTACGGTTTCAGCCACAACTTCCTTGAACTCTCCGAAAGGTTTCATAAATTCCTTTTCGATTTCAAGACGTTTTGAGTTGAGAAGTTTGGCCGCCTTGTTGAGAGCAGCTTTATCTCTCTTCGCTTGGTCGATATTGTCATCGTTATAGTTAGATATATCGTACATGGGAAGAGTTGATTTTACCATGTCTCTGATTTGGATCGCATTAGTAGTAAGGCTACCTAATGTTTTTTCACTAACGACCAGTTCAAGATCGCTTTCTTTGATTGCTAATTGTGTGTTCATTTCTCTATATTTTTTATTAGTCCCATCCACCATTATTATACATGGATAAATCGGCAGAATCTAAATCCGTTTTCTGAATAGCTTCTAAAAGTTTTTTCTTGGTTTCCCGACACATGTCATAACCATAGCCTTTGTACCGGTATGTACGCTCCCATGTGCTGATTGGGAAAGGAATATTTTCGTCAATGACCAGCCTCTTCATATGAAGATGTTCGAAGAATTTCTCATGATAGAGTAGTTTGTACTCGTATGCTACTATACTTGCAGATGAGAATGGAAAATAATCATCTTCCTTTTCTTCGTATTTAGGCTCCTTATAGTAAGCCATTTTTGCCACAGTAAAGTCGAAGCTCCTGAGAATCTCTTCTGGCTTTCCGAACTCTGACTCTATGAACTCTACCCATACCTTTTCTCCCTCTTTCTGGAATGCGCATACCTTCTCATTCCTATACTTAAATTTCCATCCTTCTTTCTGATGTCTTCCTTCATTGAACAAATTAACAGCTTCCTGAAAATCGCTTTCACTTTCAAAGAAAATATCAATGTCTTTTACTCTTTCTCCGGAAAGGATATTCTTAAAACATCCTCCGGCAATGAATCCTTTATGACCTTCCATGTATTTGTCAAGCCATCTTATTTGCCCAAAATTGTCAGGTGTATTTTTCTGATAGTTAGTTTCCATTTCAATTAATTATTTTAGCTATCATATCGTTAGCAAGGCGTATACGCCTCTCCATCTCCGCGAATATTTTTTCATCCGGCAGGATACGGACGATGTGTATCGGATCGGATTGATATGGATTATAGGCAATGAAATATACCTCTTTCGCCCCTGTACACATCATGTGTGCCATGCACTGGTAGAAGTATTCATATTTTACGCTTAATAGGGATGCGTTGTCATAAATCTCGTTCTTGTAACGCATGAATGTTGCCTGGTTGGGACATTTTATTTCCAGACAGGACTTTATGCCGGTGTTCTCGTCGTAGTAAAAACCGTCTGGACTGCTGGCAAAATGTGGAATGGTAGGATGTTTGCACGAACCGACCTCCACAATATGCAGACCGGATATTTCGGCATACAGGTTGCGAGCATCCGCCTCTTGTTCGTTGCCCCATCGTATCGCCTTGCTGGTCACTTCCGTTTGCTTGAGATATTCGGCAAACTGGCTATCGTCATTAACGATAGCCGGATTCATTGCCCTTTCTGATGCTATTTGATATATGTAGCTTTTCCCCGTTTCAGAAAAGATGTCCGTGCGCCCGCTTTTCATTAGTAAGCCGACATTGCTGCCTGTGATATTCCCATGACGGGCGCGGAACCAAGCTATCGTATGCTGTGCTGCATTATCAATCATAACAGGGTTTTTTGTGAGGGTTGTTTACTATCCGTCTCTGCTTTTTCAGCCGGGTATGGTTGCTGTTCTTCCATTTTTTTTTGGACGGCTGCTTTGCTTGCCAGATCGGCCAGCTTGTTTTTGGGCTTGATTTCTTCATATTCGACATCCTGTATGTCGTCAGCTTCTTCTTTAGTCAAGAATCCCATGCTGATTTCAGGACAGTACATACGTTGCCAGAATGCAGCAGCACGATAAGTAAGCATAAGGCTTGGCATTGTAACCCACTTGCTACCGGTTTTTGATACCATCCTTCCTTAATTGCCGTTTCAATCGTTATAGGATCGGATTCAAGTGTCTCCCCTGTAGAAAGTTCAGTTGCGTAGGCAATACATTCAATGTTGTCAACATCTGTACCGTCAAACTCTTTTACCACTATGGTATTACGCTTAGCAACATTATCCCAAACCGTTTCGTTATATTTGATCTTTCCGACCTTACCGAGACTTCGTTTTCGGTATCGTAGGGATGAATATTTACCACTCATGTTGATGGTAGCAATAAGGAATTTGCTCGACCATGAGGGGTTGCCCTTGACAATGTAAAGGTTTTGCATGACCATCAGCGAATTCACGCCCATACGTGTTGCCATATCAATCGCAATCACACAGTTGCCAACATTGCCTTTATAGGCTTCTGGTACGATTGTGCTTTCCGTGTACATCTTTGCCATGCGTTGCATGACCTCGAACTGTTTCACCATCTGTCCGACCGGAGTAAGTGCAAATTCGGCTGCTTGCTTAGCTTGGGATATTTGCAGTTCTGTTGTTTGATTTTCTTGTCCCATGTCTTTTATTATTTAAAGTGTTTGTGGATGCTAGGGAATCGAACCCCTTTCTTCCCCGGTCGGGGACGCTTTACCATTAAGCTATGCGCCCTGTTGCCTGCCTTCTGGCGGTAATTGTTCCCGGATAACCTATCAAAGTACACCGGGATGTTGTTTGAAATAATAAATAGAAACAAAATAACCGGTCTCTCACCGGACACTGTCCTTTAACAGCGGAGTTGATTAATTAAACATTGATTATTAATACTCACCCTACCGTGCTCCTGCCTACCTGACCATTGCAAATGTCAAGGTCTACCACTTTCAAGATTTGCGGTTGCCGATCTGAGGCGAGGTTTACACCTCGGATGCTTATTCCTTTCGTGATTTGAGCTATTCCGACTCAGTTCTATTTATCTATGAGTTTTCTTATTCTTGTTTTTCTTTCTCCGCTTGGCAATAGCTTTTCGGTTATTTCCCTCTTTAGTAGATGAGCCTTTCCAGGCATAAGGACCTCTATCTAAAGCCTCTTCATTTGGCACTATATGATATACACCTATCTTTATCATAATAATTTCCCATAACCTTCCTCCTTTCCGTATTGCTTGTTAAATGCGGAATCCGCTTGTTGAAACTGTTTTACAAACCGGTTTGGCTTACTTGTAATTACCACTTTCTGCGGTGTGCATCCGGCGAGCATGGCCAGCAGGCACATGATTGTTACTATCTTCATTTCTTTTTAGATATTAATTTCATATTTAGTTTTTTCACCGCAATCAGCAATCCAGCCAGCCAGGTACGCAGTTTGTTCATTTCCGGAGATTTCGTCTCCTATGCATTGAAGCAAGTCTCCGACGGCGTGTATGTCCTGGTGAGTGACGGTTCTATGTGTAAGCCTGCTTTCATCATAAAAGACAATTAACGCGCCGTAATTTCCCGTCTTTGTTTCTTCGACGCATTGCACGAAATCTGTTTGAGGGACATCTTTAACAGGGGTACCATCTGTGTAATCAACGAACTTCTTTAATATTTCGTCTCTGTCTTGTGCAATGGCTACCCATACCTTGAATGGGTATATTTCCGTTTCGTATTTCTTTAAAATAGCTTCACTCATATCTATTTATTCTTGAATTGTTTCTATTGCTTTAAATATCTCATATATCACCTGTGGGACTATAGCGTTTCCGTAGCCTTTGATTGATCCGGAACACCACGCTGTGAGAGAAATGGTAAGGCACACCACATCAAAGGGAAGCCCATCATTTC